ACACAATCAACCGTCGCTACGCTATTCTCTTTAATAAAATATTCATCCTTGAATCTCCACAAAGCGAAGAACTGATGTGTACCTATAATATTGACTCGGGCAACGTACAAGATGCACCGATGGTCAATACTATCCTGTTACATCGTAAAAAAGAATCAAATACATTGTACACTATTAATGCTCTTAATACTTTAATAAGAACTTTAAATAATGGTGTGATGGACAAAAATTTCATCGTAAATTGGAATGACTATAAAAATTGTATTTTATTAACTGATGGTTCTGACTTACGTCGATTAGATACTTCAATCCATAAGATAATAGACTTCAACAAATAGTTTGGAGGGCCAAATTTAGAATCATAGATTCACAATATATTCCGTTCATAGAACGACTTACAATTAAAACAAAAAAAACATGGATTTAAGTTTTGTCAAGCAAAAGCTTGAAGCGAACGCCAATCGAGGCGCAGGTCGTGAAAAAATCGACTACACTAAAATTTTCTGGAAACCAAAAGCAGGTAAACACCAGATCAGAATCGTCCCAAACACTTTTAGAAAAGAGTGGCCATTACGTGAAATTCAAATGCACTATGGTTTTTCAAAAGGACCAATCTTAGCACTAAGTAACTGGGGTGAAGAAGACCCAATCACAGACTTCGCTAAGAAACTACGTAAATCATCTGATAAAGATGATTGGACTCTAGCCAACAAAATTTCTCCTAAAACACGCTATTTTGCTCCAGTAATCGTTCGCGGTGAAGAGAGTCAAGGTGTACGTCTATGGGAAGTTGGTAAATTAGTAAATGACCAATTAATGGGTATCGCTAGTGATGAAGATTACGGTGATTTTACAAACATTACAGATGGTCGTGATTTTACAGTTGAAGCAATCGAAGATGTTATTGCTGGTAGAAAAGGCATTAAATGTACTTTAAGACCAAAACCAAAGTCCACTCCAATTTCTGAGGATGCTACTCTTGTAGCTAAATCATTAGATGAACAACCTGACATCTTAGCTATTAATCGCAAGTACACTTATGATGCATTGAAAGATGTATTGCAAAAGTGGCTATCTCCTGAAGATGAATTAACTCCGGAAGCAACTCCAACATCAATCGTAGATGAGGAAGATGATTTCTTAAAAGAACTCAACTCTCCAATTCAACCTTACACTTTAGATGTAAAACCGAGAGCAACAGCAACTGATAAGTTTGATTCACTATTTAATGACTAATAAATAATGGCTAAAATGGCTAAAAGTAAAGACAGTTTAACGACGGTTGTATCCGACTCGTTAAAACAATCCTTTGATATAAATGCGTATAAGAAATCTAAATTCTTAGATGAAACTACAAAATTCAAAGAACAGAAATGGATTCCATTCTCTTCCGCAATACAATCGGCATTATCTATTCCTGGAGTTCCTATAGGCCACGTTACTATAGCCAGAGGAGGTTCTGATACTGGTAAAACTACCCTAATGATTGAAACAGCAGTAGCTGCTCAAAAAATGGGAATATTACCTGTGTTTATAATCACTGAAATGAAATGGGATTTTAACCATGCGCGAACAATGGGATTAGAATTGGAAGCAGTTCCTGATGAAGAAACAGGTGAGATAATTAATTATAAAGGTTTCTTTATCTATGTTGATAGATCATCACTTAATACAATTGAAGACGTATCTTCTTTTATAGCTGATACTCTAAATGATCAAGCAAAAGGTAAACTCCCTTATGACCTATTATTTCTATGGGACTCAGTAGGTTCAATTCCGTGCGAAATGAGTGTTAAACAAGGTAATAATAATCCTATGTGGAATGCAGGAGCAATGGCTACTCAGTTTGGTAATTTTATCAATCAACAATTTCCACTTTCACGTAAACAGAAATATCCTTACACAAATACATTCTTTGTTATTAACAAAACAGGTGTACAACCAGCCTTAACACCAATGTCTCAACCAAAGATGACAAATAAAGGTGGTAATGCAATGTATTGGGATGCTTCAATTGTTATTACATTTGGTAATGTCACTAATAGTGGTACTTCAAAAATCAAAGCAGTTAAAAACGGAAAAAATGTTGAATTTGCTAAACGTACTAAAATTGCAATCGACAAAATTCATGCTGATTGTGGAGTAGCAACTTCATCTACTGTAATTACAACTCCTCATGGATTTATTCCTGATGAAGACTATGCTATAAAAGTATATAAAAAACAACATGCAAGCCAGTGGTTTGAAGGAGTAGTAAATGTTGATGAATTACAAATTGTAGAAGATAATAGCGAATGGGACGAAAGTGTCAAATTATCTCCTATGGTAGAAATAGATAATAATGAAGAATAAATACTCTGAGCTTTTCTCAAGTATTCAACCTGACACTCGCACATCACTAAGTTCAATTCTAATCATAGATGGTCTCAATACATTTTTGAGAGCGTTTACTATGATTAACCATATAAATCCAAATGGCCACCACATTGGTGGCCTAACTGGATTTTTAAAGTCAATAGGTTATGCAATTAAAATGCTTAATCCTACAAAAGTAGTGGTTGTGTTTGATGGCGTCGGAGGTTCGAATGCTAGAAGAAATTTATATCCTGAATATAAAACTAATCGTCATGCTAGTCGTATGACAAATTACTCTATTTTTACTTCAAAAGAAGAAGAAACAGAGAGCATAAACAACCAAATGGCAAGACTGATTCAGTATCTTAAATGCCTACCAATTACTGTTGTTAGCATTGATGGGTTAGAAGCAGATGATATTATTGGTTACTTAACTAATAAGTTTCAATCTTATGATGAAACGGAAAATGTAACTATTATGTCAGCTGATAAAGATTTCTTACAACTAATTTCAGAAAAAGTACAAGTATATTCTCCTGTAAAAAAGAAAATATATAAACCAAAAGATGTATTAGAAGAGTTTGGTGTTAGTTGCTATAATTTTCTTAATTATAAAATACTAATGGGTGACCAATCTGATAATATTCCGGGAATTAGTGGTTTAGGTCCTAAAAAATTACTAAAACTATTTCCTGAATTATCTAGTGAAACTAATATAGAACTAGATGAAATTATTCAATCATCTGCTGAAAAAATAAATGAAAATAAATTATATTTTTCTGTAGTAGAAAGACGCCATCAATTAGCAATTAATTATCAATTGATGTCTTTGAATGGAAGCTTTCTATCACCAGAGAATAAACAAATAGTTAAAGATGCTTTTAATAATTCATATGAATTAAATAAGTATCTGTTTCACCAAATATATGTGAACGATAGATTAGGAGAATCAATCCCAAACGTAGATAATTGGCTTACAGAAGTATTTAATTATATACACTCTCTTAATAAAACTTAAAAAAGTTATGACAACATTACAAAAATTACAAGCATACGGACCGCAATTTCAAACAAAAGTAATTGGAGCATTACTAACACAGAAAAATTTCTTAGTAAATGTATCTGATTCTTTAGAAAAAGAATATTTTGAAAATCAAGCCAATCAATGGATTGTTAAAGAAATCCAATCATATTTTTCTAAGTACCATACCGTACCAACAATGGAGGTACTGTCTACTGAAGTAAAGAAAATTGACAATGATGTCTTAAAAATTGCTATTACTGAAGGGTTAAGAGAAGCGTATAAGGAATCACAAGCAAATGATTTAGATTGGGTAGAGAACGAGTTTACTAGTTTTTGTAAAAACCAACAAGTAAAAAAAGCAATCATGACTTCTGTTGATTTGCTTGGTATGGGTGATTATGATAGTATTAAAACACTAATGAATAATGCCTTAAAAGCAGGTGAAGATAAAAATATTGGTCATGAATATGATAAAGATATTGAATCCAGATATAGAATAGATGATAGAAATGCAGTACCTTTCCCTTGGCCTGTATTTAACAGTCTAACACAGGGTGGGATGGGTAAAGGTGACCTAGTACTAGTATTTGGTAATCCAGGAGGTGGTAAATCATGGGCTGTTATTGATATAGGAGCTTATGCGGCAGCAATGGGGTTTAATGTAGTACATTATTCATTAGAATTAGCTGAAGGTTACGTAGGTAAAAGATACGATGCTGTATTTACAGGTATTCCTGTTGATATGCTAGATAAA